TTGAGTGCATGATAAACTATGCTCCTCTTGCAGCGACTGAATATATGCGCAGGTGGTTGTTTCATGAGAGTCGCACGTTTGTTGGGAACAAAGACGAAGACGGCGTGTTTAGAAAAAAACTTCTTAGGAAAAAAAATAAACGCGGTGGAACGTGGAGCAAGTTTGTTGCTGGCAGATTTAAGGGGTATGTTGAAAATAAAAACACCTTAAATATGGCCTTACACATGGGGCCTAACCTATCAAAACATGGCAGGATAAGAGCAGCAGCATCAAAAGGGCCTACTTCTTTGGGCATGGGAAAAATTCTTGAGGGAATGGAAAACCCATATTCAATTACACCATCAACTAAAAAGTGGTTGATAATACCGAATTACGAAAACCTTAAAAACTTTGGTGTGTCAAGAATTATGAGGTCAACTTTTAGGAATATGTATGATGGTGACAAGTTGGAAATGATAAAAAACAAAAGCGGAACTCGCTTGATGTTTTTTCTAAAAGACCAAAACAATGGAATAGGTAATGCGTTTAATTCGCAACTATTCTTTGGCGTCCGCCGCACAAGAATTAAAAAACAATTTTCGTTCATTAGCTCTTGGAATGCTCGCGTGCCAACAGTATTAAAACGTGGTGAGCGTTATTTGAAGTCGGCAATGTCAAGAACTCAAAAACAGGATGCAGCACAGTGGCAGATTCCAGGATAGCATTAATCACACAGAATTTAGTTTCTACTTTGCACGGTAAAAAACTTACTCGTGATTTAGTTAGAACTGTTACGTGTGAAGAGCAACGTTTGCAGATGTACCGTATTGAGTACCCATATATTTCTATAGTCGGGCCGTCGGTACAGGTTACGCAGCGGTCAGCAGGACACGCTCATTGCACGTTAAATTACTCGCTGTATTTGATGGATAATACCTTAAACGATGAGAAACAGCATAGTAAAGATCCGATTGCAAAGCAGATGCAAAACGATGCATCTGATATATGTAAAATAATTATGACCGATATTACCCGGGGCGGTTATGCGGTTCAGACAAAATGGAACGCGTATGACCCTATGATTAATCCAGAAGGGCCTGAATTTATAATAATGATTGATATTGAAATAGAATGTTTTGTAAACGATTATGACCCATATTTAGGGGGATAAAATGGCACGTTTTGTAAAAGAATTAGATCAAATTTTAGTTAAGCAGCAAACAACTTTTGGAACCGCTGAAACTACACTTGCGAATACAGACCTTGCAGAGGTTGAATCCGGTGCAATGGTTAGCTATGAACCGGCAGTAGAGGAAGAGGAACTTATAGGAGTTGGGTTTCCTCAAGGAAACGCAATTATCGGGCCTGAAGAGGCAAGCATATCGTTAATGGCACCAATGCGAACTGGTGGCGTAGAGGGAACGGTAGGATTATTAGGCTTGCTGTTGCGATGTTGCGGATTTAAAGAAACTAAATCGGATACCGATTCAGATTTGACCGATGATAGATTTATTTACACACCGTCAAACATCCGCAGCGAATGGAAAGATGCAACCATCTGGGGATATACCGGTGATAAATCTTCGAACGCTGCGGTGTTGCGAAAAATGTCAAATGTAATGTTTGGCGGTAAGATTTCGCTTGATTTTAACAATGGCAAAGCCACTTTTCAGGCCGACGGCAAAGGCGCTTATAACGGGCCGGCACTCGCTGGAACTCAGGCGACAACTACTGCATCAGGTGTTGTTCGACCTGCATTAAAAGGCGTAACGTTTTCGTTTATGGGTGAATCTGATTTGACCCCTATTAACATGGAAATTGATTTTTCACAAGAGCCAGTCGTTAATCTTGATCCGACTACTACAAGCGGTAAAGGTATTACTGTTGTAAGAGGTCGAAAAATAAAGTTTACTCTGAAATGTTACGCTGACAGTGTAACGGTTTTTGACCCTGAAACATATCTCAAAAACAGAACAGAGGCTGCGTTCAGCTTGTCGTGGGGACTGGTTCCGAATAAATTTACAATAAGTAGCTCGAAAGCACAGATTACAGGGTGCCCAATGAGTGACGAAAATGGAATTACAACATGGGATTTGTCAGGCCATTTTGTGGGTAATGATTTATCAATACAGGTTGATACAGCAACAGCATAAATTTTAATGCCGGCGGAATCCGGAGCAATAATCTAAACAATGGGGGCAAACCATTATGTTACCAATTAATCCAAATTCGAATTACAAGCATTTCGATGCAAAATCAGGTGTAACGTTCCATTTTAAATACCTTACAAAAGGTAAAGAGGACGAGTTTATGGAGTTCGTCAAAAACTCTGAGAACTCAATTAAGCCGTTTATCGAGGAAGCGCAAAAACAGATTTCATCTGAAGCTAAAGGCGAAAAACTTGAAAGAGGTGAATTGGCCTTGCGAGTGCGCTCCCGTGCTGCTGAACTGGCTCAGTCTGCTGCTGGCGATAAGTCAGAGTATACAAATGAAGTTCGTAAGCTGGTTGACATGTTTCTAGTCGATTGGGAATGGGACAATAAAGAAATTGATTTGCCCGAGTTCCCAAAAAAACCATCTGAGTATTTTGTTGTAGGAGATTTATTCGAGATGGGGGACCTTGTTTCTAGTCTGATACCAACGTTGACAGGGTTTGGAACAGATATCGTAAAAAACTAATAGCGGCTGTAATTATTGGGTTTAAGCGAATACCCTGGGATTGCAGCCGGTGCGATACTAAGAAAAAAAGATTTTACGGATGTAAAAAAGCAATTAGAAGACAAGTTTGGCAAATTGACGAATGTTTTTTATGTCGGGGAAAGGATAAAAAATGCAAATTGTGTCACGGAGACAACAGAATCCCAATGCATCGTTGCCCCCATGCATTGGCTCGCGAACCGGAAACGGTTCGCCTGTTGCCCTTTTTGAGCCGTTACTATCAATACGGTATTTATCCTAATGCTGGGGCGATATTAGATCAACCATCGGCAATGGTTGACGTGTTTGAAATTTATGTTTCTATTGTTAAAAAGATAGAGGCAGAAGAGGAAGAAAAACGATGGCGGCAGCCCTTGAAGTAGTTCTTAGATTGAAAGATCAGATGAGCTCCGGTTTCGGAAAGGCTTCCGGATCTGTAAAACGTTTTAGTGACAACACGAAAAGCGCTTTTAAGTCGATTGCGACAATACCCAATCTGATTGCCGGCACTGCTGCTGTTGCGGTAGCTCGTAGTATTGGCAATGCAACAATGCAGCTTGAAGCGATGGAATCCCGCATGAAAGCTGCGGTAATTACTACCGATAATTACAACGAGTCGATGAAATTTACTCGCGACATTGCGCAGCGGTTAGGATTGGAAATCAAGGCAACTACAAACGGATTTGCAGGGTTTGCGGCATCGGCGCTTCGGTCTGATTTGACAATGCGACAGACCAAACAGATTTTTGAGGATGTTTCCGTTGCAGCTACGAGCTTGAAACTTGGTAGTGCTCAATTAGGGCTTGTATTTAAGGCGCTTGAGCAGATTTCTGGTAAGGGCAAAGTTTCAATGGAAGAATTACGGCAGCAACTCGGCGATAGTTTGCCCGGTGCTGTTTCTATTGCAGCCAAAGCAATGAATATGACGACCGCTGCATTTATGGACGCTGTTAAAAAAGGTGAAATACTTAGCAGTGACTTCTTACCAAGATTTGCCGCTCAAATGCGTAAAGAACTTGGTGGTGCATCTGAAGAGGCGGCAAATAGTTTTCAGGCAAATATGACAAGAATCGGAAACTCTATTTTCAGAATTCAATCCAGTTTTGGAAAAATATTTAGTAAAGACGCTGCTGGCGGTGCTGGTGATTTAGCAAAACTATTTGACGGTATTGCCGATTCAATTGACAGAAATGCAGGACGAATTAGGGCTGGAGTAATGACGATATTGTTACCAATACAAATATTGGTACAGGCATTTAAAATAGCCGGTGACACGATTGCAGCCCTTGTAATGTACTTGGTTAACGCTGGAGTATGGGCTTTCAAAACATTTGCAAACGTTGTAGACGTTACAGCACAAAGCTTAATTACGTTAGCTGAAGTTGCCATGTCACCTGTAAAGTTACTGGATAAAGAATTTAGAGAGAGCATTGTAAAGACGTTTACAGGATTTAGCGGAAATATTGCGGCAATTGTTGATGACACAAAGAAAATGGCTGGTGAAATGGCCGGTATTTGGAATATATCCGGGAGTGAGTTCGATAAAAATATTGACAAGATAGCACAATCGATGCTTGGCCTTAGCCAGTCGTATAATCAGGCTGGAAATTCGATTAGTGATTTTAATAAAAAAGCTGCTGGTTCTGGTTCCATTGACGCAGGTGGATTGTCCGGTGCATCATCAGGAGCAGCGACAAACTTCTCAGGAATATCTATTGCCACAGGGTTTAATATTCAGGCCAAAATAAACGCTGAAAACGAAATGAAAAAACAATCGGACTTAGCATTTTACGAGTGGAAAGCTGAGATGGAGCAGAAGTCTATTGAGGCATCTATTGCACGCGCAAATCAAATGCGTGATGCATACCAAAATATTGCCTCCTCTCTACAATCAGCGTTCGCCGAAGCATTTACAATTATGGTCGATCTCAATACCTCAGCAGCGGATAAAATTAAAGGTGTTATGCAATCGATGTTTCGATACATTACGCAAATGTTAATTCAGTACATTGCACGAATGGCAGCGCTTAGATTCGCACAGTTTTTACTTACTGGCGGTACAGGTGGAGCTCCAATGATAGGCAGCGCGTTGATGTCGATGTTTTCCGGTCGTGGATTCGCAAACGGGACGCAAAACGCTCCTCCAGGGTGGCACATGGTCGGCGAGCGCGGGCCTGAAATGATCAATCTTCGAGGTGGCGAATCTATTACCAGCAACGGACGTTCTCAAGCATCTATGGGGCCGGTATCAATCAGCACAGTCATAAATGGCAATGCTGACAGTTCAACAGTCAGAGCAATATCGGATGAAAATGAAAAACTAGCTCGTAAAATTGAGGACTTGGTACGCAGGGGATATTTGCCACGCGGAGCATTTGGCGTATGATATTAACAATTAACGGAATAAATTACACAGTAAATAATCCAAAATACGGAGCGCAGGTTGCATTTACACTTGCGATAATTCGCAATAGAGTTTTGCCGACGGGTTATTCGCTTTGGGATAACGGAGTAACGAACGATAATCGAATTGCAACGTTTGAGTTTTCGCTATCAACAGACGATGCAGAAACGCTGTTAGGTGCTATTGAGGATGATAATAAAGGCAGAGGTCTGCCGATAACAGTTAATCTTGGCAGCAACTCAGGTTTTTTTATTGCAGGGCCAGATAAGGGCGATTCCGGAATATTTACGGCTAAATTGATATCTCATAGCGCAACAGGGCCGCGATTGTCACCGTACAAACGGGACCTGGTTGCATTTACCTGTATGATAACAACGTTTCCATCGTATACGCTCGGAACACCTATTCCTGATGGTCCTATATCGATAGGAACGATTACAAACGTAATTTTTCCACATGAATTTACGTCACAGCGCGTTGATTACGGGTATAGTACGCAACAGACGCACAACGATGTTTATACCGTAAACAAAACCAGTTCGGCTGATAACTACGAGATACAGATATCCTTGAAATGCAACCAGACAAAAGCAGCTCAGATAATATCGCACTTGCAAAACGATGTGAGAACAGCAAACATAGATTTGTTTTGCCCGGTAGGCGGTTATCTATTTGGTTCACGTCGCTTTGATGGTGGAGTCTATACTTGCAAATGGATCGATGAACGGGTATTGATTACGCATACAGCACATGACGAATTTGATTTCACTTTGTCGTTTTATTTAAATAATTATAGCGCAGCTGTTAATAGCATTGGGTATATTATAGATGATAGTTTTGCATTTGTACTAGATAACTCTGAGGGTGTAATTTTATGAGCATAAGCACACGCGAAAAAGCAACAAACGAAAAAATTACACATGCCAGTTTTGGTGCGCTTGTTGATTGGCTGAAGGCAAACAACGTTAAAGATTACTGGGTGAATCAGCCAGTGACAGTTGAGGCATCGAAGGATATTTCTGGTATCAGGTGGCATTTTCAAGGAACAGGAAAATTTGTCTGTGCTAGTGGGGCAGTTCTCACTGGATTTACTCCTGCTATACCGTATGCGTTTCAAATCATAGACTGCGCCCTTGCAGACGTGCCGACTATTTCGGGAGTGGAGTATGTTACTCCAGAGATGTTTGGTGGTGGCTTTAATGACGAGGTGACAGAGGACACACAATATATACAAATGGCATACAAAAGCATTCCTGCGCACGGTCGGGTCATGTTGGCGTCAAAGCGATATCTTGCGCGCGGATTAGATTTTTCCAACAAACCGTTTTCTTTGATTGGTAACGGTAAATACAACA